TCCAAGCGAATAAGAATAGAGTTCGTACTATCACCTTTGTAGAAAATCTTTTTGGGATTAATTGCAGAATCTCCATACTTCTGATTTTTATAAAGGAGCAAATCTTTCATTGCGTCCATAATGTTTCTAATTTTTTGTTGAGTAGGAGTTTCGCCCCAAGGGTCTTTATCACTCAATAAATGAGCCATAAGATCACCCTGAACCTCATCCAAAGTAACGTTTTTAGTTGATTCACCTTTTTGAGGTATTCTGACAAATCCGTGTCTCATTGCGTCTAAACAATTAGGACAGATAGTTCCCTTGTCCTTAAACTCTTTTCCACATTCCGTACATTTTTTAGCCATTTATTTTCTCCTCATCAAATATAAAAGAATCAGCATAAGGTAATGTCTTTGCCCACGCAATAAAGTTCTCCATTTCTGGATTATCTTTACCAGACCAACAGTTTTGTTTATGATTTTCTCGCCATTGGCAAATATTACGGAGAGTAGCATAATTGAAGTGCCACATGCGAGTCTGCAGCCAAGAATCACCAAGGCCGTAAATTAATTCATACCATACATCCTTATCATGAGTTTCATTGTATTTTTGACGAGCTTTTTCAAGTTTCTGTATATCAATAAGGCTTGAAATCTTTCCTGTTGTCGGCTTTGGTTCAAAACAAGTCTCATCAATAACATACTTATTGATACGGTGCATTGTGGAAGTGGAAGATTTTACTGAATGTCTGTAAGTATCAGCTTCCTTCCAGAAACAAAGTGGTGCCTCTACACAAACCCATACTTCAATCATCTGCAAGAACTTACTGTTTGGTTCACCGGCTGCTTTCTTTGTACTATCTGCTTTAATAAGATTTTTACAGATACGCATATCGTTTTCGCCAAAGATAAACCCTTCTTCATTTTTACCACTGTCAATTTTAGAAACTGCATCATAATAATCCTTAGACATATTAAGATGAACACCAAGAATGGCAGGTTCAAATCCTTCTACTTTTGTGTAAGTAAATTTCATTTCTTCACCTCTGTATCAATTACAAAATATATCCTTTCATGATCATCATCACTTCCAACGGAAACTTTTAGCACTTCACCGATATCATAATGAGCATCAAGGACTTTTATCCCAACAGGATGGGTGGCCCAGCCGTCATGACATAAAGTCTGTAATCTTGTTGTAAGTTCGCCTAAAGTCATGCTGATACCTCGCTTCCAACTGTAAGTAATTCAACACATTTCGTTAAATCCTTTTCAATTGCATCTGTTTCATTAGTTATTTCTTCGCTGATATAAAGAAAACTTTTTGCGATAGAACCTGCAAAAGAATCTTCTCTAATATCCTGCTTTTTTAATTCATTCGCAAATTCTTTTTTACGTTCTACAAGTTTTACATTTGTCTCTGTTACTTTTTGAAGGTCAGCTCTAATGTATTTTAGGATGAAATCAGCGTCTTTTTGTGTAAGTATTATATTCATAATTCCTCCAATGTACCCTCATTATAGTTATACATGGCATTCTTGTTATTGAACTTATTTACAATTCAATTTGTCCTAATTGGCATTACGCCATTTGAAACCACCGGCAGTGTGACATCCTCGTTTTCTACCTCACAAACTGAATTGTCCACATACCGCTTTTTAATCTGAGTTTTTTTTAAGACTACTATTGAGATATGGGTTTTATTTCGCCAAAGAAAAACGAGTTGTCTCAAATGAAAAAGGTAGATAGACACTACCTTGATAATGCTTTGATGGATATTGGAAACAGTCTGTGTAAAGACAGTGAAGATGTCACTCGTACATATTCACAACGGCTGGCTATGTCTATCTGGAACGACGCATTATTTGCTGAAACTGTAAAGGATAGAGCAATAATGGCAAAACTTATTCTTGAACGTGTGGGAGGAAAACCTTCTGTTGTTGTTGATGAAGATAAAGAAGATTTGCCAGAAGTAGTCTTTAGAGTAAGTGCGAATGATGCAAAAAAAATAAAAGCTCTGCAGCAAATGGATAATGTTGAAGAGGAACCAGATGATAAGGTTGTTGTAGAAATTGACGGTGAGCCAAAGATGGAGTTCTAAATGACTATTGAATATGAACTTACCGAAGCTCAACAAACAATCGCTTTTTGTAAAAAACGTTTTAGACTAGCGTGCACAGGTCGCCGTTTTGGGAAAACATTTTTAGCGTATGCTGAAATGTTCATGAGGGCAACTTCACGAGAAGCTACAGAACGTGGTGGCATAACTATCTGGTATGTCGGAAACACGAGTGATAACGCTCGCCGTTTAATGTGGACAAAGTATTTATCAAATGAAAAGTATGTGCCAGCAAGATATGTAGCAAAAAAACATGAACAACGAATGATTTTAACTTTCAAGAACGGTTCTACTATTTCTGTTTTTACTGGTGAAGAACCTGACTCATTGCGAGGAAGTGCTATTGACTTTTTAGTGATGGATGAATGTGCATTTATTCGACCCCAAGCATGGCAAACAATCTATCCTGCCTTAACTGATAAATACTGCGATGGTGAAGCATTACTTATTTCATCTCCAGACGGTTATAACTGGTTCTGGGAGATTTATAACAAACATATTAATGATGGACCAGATTCTCCGTGGGCTGTTTTTCACTATACAACACTCGAAGGTGGTAATGTTCCTCCAGAAGAAATTGAAAGAGCAAAGCAGGAAATGTCAGTTAAAGAGTTCCGCAAAGAATATCTTGCTTCTTTCGAAACGATGGCTGACCGCATTTACGAAGATTATGATAAAGACCTTAATGATATTCCGGAAGAGGAAATAGACCCTAATTGGGGAACTGGCGATATTCATGTCGGTATGGACTTCAATGTAAGGCCAATGACTGCAGCTATCTCTGTGGAAGAAGTTGACAAGGAAGGTGAGGAGACTCTTTCTTTCTTTGATGAGATTGTTACTACTGGATTTTCTAATACACAGCAAATGTGTGACAAGATTAAAGCAAAATATCCGAAAGCAACAGTTTACGTTTATCCAGACCCTACTGGAAACAAACATCAACCTTCAGCACCAATTGGCGTAACTGATATGACAATTCTTCGTGACAATGGATTTATTGTTTGTGCTCCTTCTGGTCCTTATGCGTCTAAAGACAAATGGAACACAGTAAATACTGCAATGTGCAGTGCAGATGGAAGAAGGAAAGTCCGTGTAAGCAAGAAGAGATGTCCACACTTATCGGACTCTCTGAATGGATTTGTATTTAAAGAAAACGGTGAACCTGATAAATCTCAGGGATTTGATCATATAACAGACGCTATGGCATACGAAATCTGTTATAAGTTACCTCTCAAAAAAGGCAGACTTTACAGACCTCGTATGTACGGTGCATAGGAGATAAATTATGAGTGATACAGTTTACGGAGTAAAAACTCAGCATCCAGAATACACAAAAAGACAGCCTCAGTGGGAAATTATGCGTGACGTAATAGAAGGTGATGATGCAATTAAAGCTGCCGGAGAAAAATATCTTCCTCGTGCAAGTTCTGCTCATTCTTCTGCTACATGGAATTCATACGAAATGAAACAGTACGAGGCGTTTAAGGCTCGTTCAATTTTTACAAACTATACAGCACAGATTAAAGACTGTCTCCACGGAATGATTGAATCTCGACCTGCAAAGATTGAGGTTCCTCAGAATATGAAGGGAGATAAGTTTTTGGACAACGTGGATTATCAGGGTAATACTGCGGACCAGTTCTTTTCAGACTCTCTGGAAGATGTTCTTGTTACTGGCTTTGGTGGTATTCTTATCGACCTTCCAAACGTAGACCCGAATATGTCAAAAGGTATGGCTGAAAAGAAAAAGATTCATCCGTACCTCTCTTACTATAATGCGGAATCAATTATCAACTGGAAGTTTAAGGTCGATGATGTCGGAGTAAAGAAACTTAGCCTTGTTGTACTCAAAGAAATGGTTGAAAAGGGAGAAGATCAGTTTGCTCATACAAAGTCAGAACAGTATCGTGTTCTCTCTCTGGAAAAAGGAGTTTATTACATCCAGATTTATTCTTCACAGAAAGGTGAAGATGGAATTGAAAGAATGGCTCCTGGAACAAAGAAACCTTTCATGGTGAACGGTGAGACAATTGATTTCATACCTTTTGTTATGCTGCCATTTACAGAGCCAGTTAAACCTATTTTGTATGACATTGCAAAACTGAACATCCATCACTATATGGTTACAGCAGATTATCAGAACGGTGCTCACCTTACTTCAAGACCTACTGGTTACTTTACTGGACATGAGCCGGAAGTAGACCCTAAGACAAAAGAGGTTCTGCCGGTTTATGTCGGTACAGATGAGTTCTGGCAGATTCCAGAAAAAGACGCAAAGGTTGGCGTATGTTCATTCAGCGGTGAAGGTATTGAACATCTTGAACACGCATTAAACCGTGATGAAGCACAGATTATCATGCTCGCTTCTCACATCATTGCTGCAGAAAAGAAAACTGCTGAAAACAAAGACGCAATGAAAATTAGAAAATCTGGAGAAGACGCAAAACTTGCTACATACGCAAAGTATATGTCTTACAGATTTACACAGGCCCTTCAGATTATTTCTGACTGGCTTGGTAATAAAGATGAAGAGGTTATCGTGCAGCTCAATAACGACTTCTCTGCAATGTCATTTGATGCAAATGCAGTCAACTCAATTGCAAACATCTTCTCACAGGGTAAACTTCCTCTCAGATGTCTTTATTATCTGCTTCAGCAGAGTGGATACCTTGAATCAGATATGTCTTATGATGACTTTGTTTACTTGCTTGATCTTGAATCTGCAAAACTTTCTCCAACAGAAGTAGAACAGGCTTACACAATGTACAAGAAGAACGGTCAGAAACGTGCAGTTCCACAGAAAGACTGGTACTCTCCAGACAAAGAGACAGAAGATGAAAAAGAAACTGTTACAGAGGTTTAATCATGAAAGATTTTAGAGATTATTTTGTTGATAACGTAATTGATTACCTCTGTATAATCTGGACCTTCATACAGGATACAGTTGGATTTTTAACTGCGGTTATAACCAACTGTATCAAAGAAGAGGTTATTATCGAAGGGAAACGATACATAATTTATATTGCTCAGCGTTTTAATAAAAACTGGTCTGGGGTATCTCTTGGTGACTTTATTATTTTCGCTGACTACAAATATGCAGATGATAATTCTGTAAAGCATGAGTTCGGACATCAGAAACAGTCACTTTATCTTGGGCCTCTTTATTTAATTGCAGTAGGTATTCCTTCCGCTATAAGAAATCTTTATGACAGATTTGTTCACAGAAACTGGACTGTAAAAGAACGAATCAAATGGTACTACAACGGATATCCAGAAAAATGGGCAGATAAGCTAGGCAACGTTCAGAGGAAATATTAATGA